GATATTGAGCTGACTAGGGATATCTTCTACCGTATAATCAGTAAAATGGATGTAAGGTTATGAGAGATATTCTTGAGGCGATGCACGACTATCCGGATGAGGCGCTTGGGTTGTGTTTCTTTTTGATAGTGATTGTCTGGTTATTATCAGGTATATTCGAGAAAAATGGATGATAAGATTGATGAGATACTGGATCTCCTGAGATCTCAGAACGAGATGATTAAGGATATTCATGACTACGTGAAAGAAGTTACCAGCGAGAAGTATATAGGAGAATCTAGGATGACCAGCTTCTCTATTAACTTGGCCGCTGATATACTTACCGAAGCCATTAGCCCTAAGATAAAGGAGATGATGGTGAATTTATTAAGGGAGCAGGGATGGAAAACTGAGTAGGATATGGGAACATATGAGAAGAAGGTAAATCAGTTAAAAGATTTGATGGTAAGGAAATACAAGTCGGCTTACGACAAGTCAAAGGGAATAGATATAGATATAAGCTCGATAATGTATCTCCCGGTACCAAATGAATTTAATGATATGGATATTGAGAATATGTATGTTATTCTCGATAAGATTAAAGATATTATAGATAACAACAGGGATAAGCTCAAGAACCCGACTTGCGCCACTTGTATACATCTACATGATCAGGAGTGGGCGAAAAGATATGGCAAGGTATGTTGTTCTATTTGGCAGGTGTGTGACCATTATATAAACCCTAACAGGAAACATAATAGGAAACAAACAACATACGTAAGGCGTCCAAGCAACAAAGCTTGTCCTAATTATGAGTATGGTGATGATAATTTTGAAAACAGAAGAAGATGTATAAAAGAAAAGAATACCCGATAAAGAGCTATGTGCCGATGCGCACCAACAAGGATAGGACGTGTATCTGCTGTGGCGATACGATCCCAGCCGGCAGCAGCAGGATGATACCTAGACACGCCAAGGCAAATCACGGTCTATGTTTCCCGTGCTTCAGGAAATGGAGAGATACCGGAGGAGATCTTAAGCTTATGGACAACCCCGGAGATGCGAAGAAAGAGCATGTCATACATATGTCTAATATCCTGAAAGGAAATTGTGATATAATAAAAGGCCGAAAGCTTTACGTGGCTTTTAAAAAGGCGATAAACGGCGGAAAGAAGATCGTTATCAAATTTGACACTGATCAACCGATATCTATGTCAACAAGAGTCATGAATCCTTCATTCGGGGAGATTATGGATGAGTACGGCAAGGACATATTCCAAGGTAATCTCAAACTGGTAGATGTCCCAAAAGGAGTTAAAGATTTAATAGTTAACTATATAGAAAAATATCGTAAATTGTGAACATAAAGACATTTATATACATGATCTTAACATTCAGAAGAATAGATCCTATACCTAAGAATATAGGATTTATGTTGAGTATAACATTCTGGATATCTATAGTATGGATAATATCCAACTTTGCTATATTGATAATGAGATTAATAAAATAGACAAGATGAAACAAGGAGACGTGATATACAAGAATGGGATGGAGCTGTTATGACAAAGATTAAAGCAAGTATTATTATCCTATCTCTTATCATGATAGGATGTAAGGATAAAAAAAGAAGAAGATGTTGATTATTATCCTAAAACTGTTTATGTAGATGATAGGGGTAATAAAGCAACCATGTTGAATGATTCTATTTTAGTAGTACGCACATGTCTAGAGTACCCAGAGAAGTATAAAATGGAAGTAATTAATATAAAGAACAAATAGATGGTTATAAACAACAAGCAACTTTACAAAATAACCCTAACAAGGGAACAACTGATGCTGATATCCCGGTGCGTGGAAGACATAAGCAGATACGCAGCCGGAGACATGGATCTTCAGCATACCACGGAAACTTTGATAGATGATATGGACAGGACGGAGTCGCTGGGGATAAGAAGCTTTATAGCAAACAACTCGATGGCTATAAGAAGAAGGCTGTTCCCGGATCTCGAAGACTATGAACATATAGGGTATGATGGAGGTAGTAAGGATATGATCAATAGAAAGAGACTTATCGGAAATACCTACCAGATATATAGATCAATACTGCATCAATTGGCTATTGACGAGAACTGGAATAACGTGTATAGCGACATGACGTTACCTTCAGGCGATATGGGGACGATTAAGGTGGAGAGGGTTGACGATGATAAGGATAACGATATTTAACGATACTGAAATATGAGCTTATTTGTATGCGCTAAATGCGGTTGCGTTGATAATACCGCTACGTCTAGTTACTGGATGTTGACAAACGAGTATATGGTCGATAAATTCGACTATGCCAAGGAACTACAGCCGTACAAGGGTATGGGGCTGTGCAGCGAATGCGGGAGGCTAGCTACCTCCCCAGACGGCCGTGATGTCGTGGTGCCCGGTAAATGGCACGGGAAGTTCCCAAAGAAGAAAGCTACCGAAGAGCAGTTAAAGAAAGTAGGATACAAAAATTTAATAAGATAAATAAGATGAATAAGGTAAGAAAAGGAGAAGTTAGAATATACAAAGGAATAACATACGTGGCTGTTCCGGAGATAAAAGAAGGTAATTGTACAGGATGCTGTTTTTATAACGAAGGAATTTGTTCGATATACGAATCGGATCATGCCCATTTTTCTGATTGCCAGAATAGCGGTATGATCTGGACGAAAAAAGAATATGATATAAGCAATATCAAAGAAAAGGCTATCAAATTAGCCATAGAGGTCATGAAGCCAATTCCAGTATGCTCATCACCATGCTATAGCATAAGTGATAGCAGATCGCCGAAGGAAAAGCATGAGGAGGAAATGAGGTTTTGTAAGGATCTTAACGACCTTAGATGTGAGATGCTTATTGATATGGCTAAGAAAATAGAAGAGTATTTATTACAAGATATATAATATGAAGAAAATAATAGGGATAGATTTTGATGGGACATGCGTGACAGACTTATACCCTTATGTAGGAGACAATATCGGAGCCGCTAGCGTATTGAGGGAATTGGGCGATAAGAATCTTCTGATATTGTATACGGTAAGAGATGGTAAATATCTACAGGATGCCGTAGACTGGTTTAGATATAATCATATCAATCTGTATTCGGTGAACTACAATCCTGAGCCAGTATCATCATCACCAAAATTGTATTGTGATTATTATATAGATGACAGGAATATCGGCACTCCGCTCACGGATAAAGGATATGTTGATTGGAATAAGATGTTGGTGTTATTAAAACAAAAGAACTTATTATGAAGATAATAAAAATGAATATCAAAAGATATAAGGAGATTATAAGAAAAAAGGATATACTAACACGAGCCTTATCAGAGGCTCGTAAATTAAACAAATCAATAATATGGGAGTAAAATATTTTACTGACGCAGGGATCGAATGTACCCCGGAAGAATGTAAGCTGATTGAATCATTAAATAGATTAGCGAAGAAATGGGAGAAGGACGGCAAACGTCTTTGGTTGTATTCCGCTAGTGGGGTTCTTACCGTCATGATGCATGGTGATAGGGAAGACAATCCTATACCTGAGATGCTTCCTAACGCAGGTACAAATCCAGATAATATTATAACTACAATCTCAGGAATAGGTAATGATGGAGGAGATTGGTAAACAAATTATAATTTATGAAAATAGGAGAACAGACAATAATATTTTTAGCCGTGAACAAGAATGGTGATGAGATTATTCTTGACAACACCCCCGCTCGACAAGGGGAGATATGGACGGATGAGAGATCGACGCATGACGAAGAGTATTTTTCCATCGAGGATCATAATTCGGCGATCGTACTCCCAAAAGGTACTATCCGTAGATTAACAGGTAGGGACTTGAAGTGGGAGGACGATCCTATATCTCTTAAATCTAAATCCGTCATCGATAAATTTCCTCATGCGGACATTGAATTTTATAAACAGAAGATAATAAACTTCGTAGAATGGATATAATGCCTCATTGTCTAAAACCTTAGTTTTATTAACTTTTAAAAATTACAAACATGAAAAAAGAAGAAAAGAAATTTGTAACAGAGTATCAAATCAATGGCAAAAAGTATGCCGGTGAAATATGGGCAACCTCATGGGAAGAAGCTGAATGTTTTATAAAACAAAGAGCTTCTACCGAAAAGGCTGTTGGGTTTATTCCTAAAGATTAATCATCTATACCACATCCAAAAAAACAGATATTATGGCTACTAAAAAAACAGATATTAGAATCAGATGAATTACTTCAACAAAAAAGAAGAGCTTATTATCTTTCAGATGAAGGATTCGAGGAATATAAAAAGTTCTTGTCAGATCCCGATCAAAAGAAATTCTGTTTCAAGGGATATTATTATGTAGAGGTGAAGGAGCAGGATGATAAAGAGCTATCAGGATTAATGGGACGAGTAGTATACGAATAAGGTAAGGTAATGTATAAGGGCTGATAACAAAAGAAGGATAGGATGATAATCGCCTATCCTTCTCTTACTTTAATCAAATATCTTGCCGCCAAAAGAGATAAAAGACTCTCTTGATTTAGGTATATTCCTGATATTATATAACGTTTTCTCAAATCCCTTCCTAGTCATATAAACCGTATTCCTGATCCCGGTATCCGTATTGTATCTGTAATGTGCGTAACCCTTCTTCATAACATTCTCTGTTAATATCCATTCTCTTTTATTCTTGTAAAAGAAACCTTGCTCTTGTAAAAACTCTCTTAACGATCTTTCCGCTATATCACATCCATGAGACTCAAGTTCTCTCCTAACATCACGAATCAACATATCATCACCTTTGTCATTGGCCATAATAGCTGTTTCAGCAAATCCTACTTTGGGAGCTTGTTCTTTGATAATATTGTCGGATATTCTCTTAGCCTCCTCTGCCGCTTTCTTAGCTTCAGCTAACGCCTGCTTTTCTTTCTCGGATACCAACAACGCCTCTAATGCTTCTATGTAATTATGTGGAAGATTCTTTTTTATGGATGCCTCCATTTCGTTAAAAGCATTCATGTACTCCAATTTAAATTTTATAGCTTTGCTACCAGTAAACCCCATGACAAGTATAGTAAATCCATCCCTATTCATTACATATCTTTTGGATTTTCTAAATCCACCATTAGGTTGAGGTATGTCATCATAGCATAAACAAAACATTTTATGTAAATCCATTTTTGGATTACATTCAGTATCAATAACATAACTCTTTTCTAACAAATCATCTATAGATCTTATAACTTTGCTATGATCCTTCTCAAATTTAACAGCTACTCTCAAGCTGTCTGTCAACACATCATTAGATTCATTAATAAAAACAAGATTATCCATAATATAAAAAAATAGGCTCAAAAGGAAATGTCGGATCTCACCTCGACAAATCCTAATGAGCCAAAAATATCTTACACATTGAATGACCTTGAAGTGAGATCCCGTCATTCATTGTTTCATGATGCGAATATAACCATAATATTTATGCTACAAACCGAAATAACAATAATTTATATTTATTTTGTATAATTTAATTTTGGCTATTTGAAGAATCCTAATAAATGCTTACATTTGCATTCATGAATAGAATATTTATTCCCATCCGTCCGAGATGGATAGATAGGAATACAAAAATAGCCAATCAAATTGTCTTAAACAATTGACTGGCTATTTTTTTGTCATACTATATCAGCTATCTTCCTCTATCAAAATACCAATTAGCGTCCTCCCCGGACTCATCCTTATTCCTACCACCTAGGAAGAATCCCATCGTCATGCCGTTGGTCATCAGCCAGTAGTCGGATGTCTGTTTAATATCCCTAGCCGTCTTGATATTATACCATTGCTTACCAAACGAGAACTTCATGAGCTGCCTCCATAGCTTGCTCTCGTCCTTATACACGCCGGTCTGGACGGTAGCGAACGGATCCCAGTTCCGAGGATCGGTGAGATCGCCTAACTTCCGGGCGGTGACCAGCGGGTCCTGTAGCATGTCTATGGCGTTAAGCTCCATGAACGGGGATGTCTGGGAAGCGATCTCGTTGATCGTCCTAAATCCTATATAGGTAATGAACTGCCCGAACCAGCTATCCTCATTATCCTCCCTATATCCCATCAAAGCCCGTCCTATAGCCATCATCGTGGCGAATACCGCCATATTGATAATCGATCTCTTGATATTGATCTGCTCGTAGGGGGTAAGCTTATCATACTCTTCCTTAAGCACGTCATATGCCTCCCCCATCCTACCCTCGGACATCGAGCCATAGACATTTCCGGCCAATCTCCATAATGTTCTCATATATCCTTCCTCGAACTGGTTGGTTTGGAAATTGAAACCAGCTTTCTTATACGCCCGCTGCACGGCCAATATAAACCATCCACGATGAGGCAGAACCATGTTAAGGATAGCGTTCCGGCTAGCCCCCACCCGGTTCTGCTCGTTCAAGGCGCCGTCGCAGATCTGCACCATGCTCCTGACCCTGCTGGACAAGGTAGGTATGTATCTGTCTATAATATCCTTGTTAGCCTCGTTTTTAGCCACGATCTTTCCATCCTTGACATCTACCATGTTCCACATAGAATAATCCCTTAAACGCTCCCAATCACGTTTAGCCTCGTTGGCGGACATATTTCTGTCTTTCATCATCATCTCCTTGAAATTGGAGTATGACCAAAACTGACCCTCGTATAGGCGGGTATCATCCATGACCGATATAATGACCTGCGGATCCAACGGGGAGTTAAGAACCTCCATCATCTTAAACGGCAGGTCCCGGAATAAGGTTCTCCAGATCTTGTTATACGCCGCCGATCGTACACGGTTGCGGACATTGAATACGCCTAGAGCCTCTCCAACGACATATAGCTTGTTGGTACGGTTTATATCCCCGATCTCCGACACGTACGTACTTAACTGCTTCTGGGCTTCCCCATAGGCGTATTTCATGGAGTCCTTGCTTATATACTGCCCTACCATACCCTCCAAAAGGAAGTTGGCCTGCCCGGTAAGGGCGCCGGTAGCCGCGACGAATGGGGAGAAGCCTAAGTTGGATTTGGATACGAATTTGGTAAACATAAGAGCCAGCTTATTAAGATCGACCTTATAATTACCTATATTCCATTCCGCCCGCTTATTGTTTATCCTGACGTCATAGATACTGGCGTTAACCCAATCTTGGAACATCCTATAGGCATGCGTCGCCTCTGGGTTCTTACCGCCGTCGTATTGCGTCTCCAGCATCATGTTCCTGTATCCCATGACATCATCCAAGGCCGCCCTCTTATACTTGTAAGCGGTAGCCTGTAAGGATAACATGGAATAGGAGTAGGCGAAGTCATGGGACACGTCGTTGGCGTTCTCCAACTTACTAAGATAGTATTTGGGGATCATACGATATTTGTTATCGTTCTCATCAATCCCTCCTAGGTCTTGCCCCTGACCATGTATAGGGTCATCCACCCTCTCGCCAACGATATCACGTACGGCGTTGCCGATGGCCGCCTTCGGGTCAACCCCGGCCTGCACCATCCTCTCCACGCCGCCCTTGGATATCTGTGGTATTTGGTAGATGTTCCGGAATCGCTCATCATAATCCTCCATAGCCTTACGGCTTATGTTAAGCAGCTCCTTCCTCATCTCCCACTTATCCTTATTGATCGTAGCTTCCTCCCCCTCGTTGGTAATACCGTATTTCTTGAAAAAAGCCTCGTTCTTGTACTTATCGAACCTAGGCGTATGATATCCATAACCCAGATCGGGATTATAATTAGGATTACGGAAAGAACTCTCGGCATCGGCCTCTTCTAGCCACTGGTTATTGATCGATAAGTCAATCATATTAATATCGAACCCGAAACGGGATACGCTCTCTTCCTTTGATATACCATTTTCCATGGCATCAAAGAACTCGGATACCTTATACGTACCGTTATTTATCTTCCTGACGAAGCCAGAATACCCCTTGGGAGAGTATTTTCTCATATAAGGATATAGCCGAGTTCTGGCGTACTCGATAAGTATACTATTAGCCTTACCCATAGCTATATCATTAGCCAGCTTATTGTTGAAGTCAGGACCGTACTTCTTTCTAAAGAACGCCACCTCCACGGTTGTCCATGACGGGTTCTTCCGGGATAGCTTGGAGGCCATCCGCTCCACTTGGCTGCGGGAGCGGGCGGACATATGCTCCTTGGCGAATTTAATTTCATCCATGCCCTTGTCGTACGCCATGGCGTCCCTTAGAGCGTTACGGTAGGAATCCGTGACTCCACTCTCCACCGTATCAGGCATATCCATCTCAATATCCTCAGCGGAAGCGGCGGCATTAATGACGCTCTTAGCTTCTGCCAGACGATCATACAACTCGTTTATCTTCCTTAGCGACGCCGACCCGCGCAGCCTGTCGAAATCATATTCCCCGTATCTCGTGCTATCCCGGTACTGGATAAGCAAAGGCCTTAGCTGGTCATTGATCTCGTTTATTGTCGCCATCGCCTCCTCTACCTTCTCTATCCTTGATGATGATACAGATTGCTCCGTGATCTTATCAACCAGATTCTCGTAATAATCACCCTCCTCGGATCCCCACATATCCTTGGAGAAGCCAAGATGACCGCCAGCTAGCAGGAACTCAAACGCAGCCTTGCCGCCCTCGGACCGCTCTATCCCACGAAGTATCTCCTTGAACTCGGCGGAAGCCTTACGACCCTCGTTGGTATTCCCGAACTCCTCGGCCCACGCCTCGTCCCATGCCTTGATCTCCTCGGACATCATCAGAGCCTCGGATCCCTCTTCCTTTGGTGTCCCATCGGAATACCACTCGCTCTTGGCTATAGCCCTGTCACGTAAAATATCCAGATAAGATCTCCAAGCTATAGGATCGGATTGAAACGCCTTCCAATCGACCTTCCCATTCCTCACGAACTTATCCATAGCCACATACCTGCTCCTGCGGATACGGGTCATGAAATCGGACGTAGCTTGCGATACCCTACGACCCAGTCTTTCCTCGACCTTCTTATTGACTTTCTCGATCTTATCGTAATAAGCCTGCACCATAGGTTTCTCCCGGTTCTCATCCAACCACTTATTTATCGTATCCAGATACCGTTGCTGATCCTCGAACGTCATGTCCGAGATATCGAAATTCTGGATGGTAGGCTTGAATATATGATATACCTCCTTAGTGATAGGCTTATCCCCGTCATATCCTACTATGTCGTCACGGGTCTTCACCTTAAGGCCTCTATCGGATAGAAGAAGGTCGATAAGTTGTTTCTCGGTCTTACCCGTAACATTCTTAAGATCATATATATCGATAATAGCCTTAGCCTGCTCGGCCCTGTATAGTAAATCGTATTTGGCGAAATCACGGGACGAGTCAAGGTAATCCGAGTTCTTCCCATTTATCTTCTGTATAAGATCCTCATTATCCTTTATCCCCCATCCACGCTCTTTCATCATCCTAGTCATCTTATTGATATTAGATATACCTTCGATATGGGCTTCATTATGGGCCTTGGCTAGACGTTGGCCTAACATACCTAAAATAGCGTTACCACTATGCTCCAGCGTACCAAAGAACCGGGACATGACATTGATATCCTTATGGATGTTATTTATCAACTTCTTTATCCCATTCCAATATCTTTCCGGGATATTAAACATCCTGAGCTGTCCATCCAGCCAGTCCTCATTACGATCACTTCGAAGAGCATTTATATCAGACATGGATGTCTCAGCCATACGTAATATATCATCCATATCCTCTACCATACCAACCTTATTGCTGCCATAATAATCAGCCGCCTGATTATTGACGAATCCACGAAGGTTCCTGATCAGAGGAACTATCTCCCCATATACGTTATCGATAACCTGTATCGTCTCATAATCCAATCCTTTTCCGCTCTTACGTAGGCTACTGGCGACAGTGACCAAATACTCCACCTCAGCCTTGGCGGTCGCTATGACGCTCTTGGTGGATAATAGATTGTTATTCTTATTTAGCTCACCCCCGACTTGTCTTACCTTCTCGCCTATATCACGGAGAAGGGAGATACTCTCACCGATCCTCTGGCTTTGGCTTGACCTCATCCTCTGTAACCTAGTGTATAGCCTTTCCAATGACCTCCCGTTCTTGATCAACTTATTAGCCACATCAACATCCGATAATGAGTACATGAGATGGTCGCTATCCTTTAACAGAAGCACGTCAAATGCGCTTGGATCATCAGCTAACGCCGACTCCTTTATCCTATCAAGAACCTTATTCAAGTCTGATCTTTGAGTAGAGAAGAAATTCCGTATAGCCCGGATTATCCTGCCAAACAAGGAGAGCTGGGCGTCCTCGGACGAGGCCAGATCCTCCACCGCCTGTTCCATGCCCGGTACGAACCGCTGGGCCAACGTCTTACCTAGGATCTCCCGCTTCACCATCCGATCCAGTTCCTCCCCTTGGTATTCCTTCCCATACACCTCATAGTAACGACCGGCAAATTGATTCCATAATGGCGTGCCGACAACAGAGTCCAGAACCTCGTCAATCTCCTGTTGGTTACGATAAGTATCGATCAAGAAGTGAGCCACCTCCTCATTAAGATCCTCTACCGTAGCTCCCTCAGCCAGGGCAATAACCCCATTAGCCATATCGGATAAGGCCCTAGCCGAAGGCTCGACACCATTACGCATCTTATACTTATCCATATACTCAGACATACCCATCACCCGAATACCTAACGTGGATAAGATGTTGGTGATATCAGTCCTGTTCTGAAGATCCTCCGCCTTCTCATTCTCAATAACCCCACGGACATTACTTCCGTACAAGGCGTTATCCTCCATCATCAACGACAAGGCTAGCTCCATGAACCCATCATACTTATTATTAAGCTCCTCAAACTTACCTTGCCTTAACATGCCCTTTATCTCCGATCTGCTTACCGTAACCTTCTCCCCTGATGTCGTGATAAGATCAAGATCGTTATTTACCTCCGTATCAAAACCGATGGAGCCTAATACGTTCATCTCAGAAGACATACTACCAAACCTGTTCCTTAGTCTAGACAAGGCGTCCATAGCGTTATAGATCTTAAGACCATCAGAGTTGCCGGCTCCGGTAAGATAATACCTATCCCCTAACCTTATACGCTCCCCGCTCAACAGACCTTTCTTGATAAGGTAATTGACAAACCCTCCACGAGTGCTTATATTAGAGCCTGAGCTGATACCAAGGACCGGGATGAACGAATCACTGTTGTTAAGGGTTATGGAGGACGAGCCAAAGGAGATGTCAGCCGTACCAGACGGGACGTCGCCCTCCTCGACACTGCCGGCCAAGAACCCGGCCTCGACCCGCCCGCCGGACGAGCCTTTTATGGCGTTGGCGTAAGTATCATATACCTTGCCATCATCCGATCTAAAGAACAGGCGAGGCTCACCGGAATCATATACCAATCTTGAAAATGGAGGCGTATAATTCTCGATATCATTTAAAGGCAAGACATTACCAGAAAATATGATCTCACCATCTATATTTCCACCCTTCACCCTGATATTAGGTCGTTGCCCGGTAAAAGCGCTTTCAACGGCCTTCCATAACATACGGGCTGTCTCCTTAATATCTATATTCTCCCTGATAGCCCTTATATCATCCCATGACGCCTCTTTCAGTATCGTATCGCCAATATTATCCTCGTTTATGGAATCCAGATCCACCTCCTGTACCGTGGATGTATCTACCAGAGCCATATCATTGACATCACCTACCTCTCCGGAGGTAAGATAAGCCACGACACTGTCGCTATTCCCAAGGTTTCTGGCCAACGCTGGGGCATCCATGTCGCTTATGGCGGACAGGACCTTGGCTGACATAAGTTGCCCCCACTCGCTGGCGCTAAGTCTGGCGCTTATGGATCTGGCAGCCTCCTTATTTCTTGGCACGGATCTCGTCCAGTCTCCGAACTTAGACCTGAACTTATCGTTATAAATAGTCATATAAGCCTCAGCGGCCTTATTAAGGTCACTTACGGCGGCTATACCCGCTATCTTATCGAACAAGGTGGATACCTCGCCGGAAGGGGTCAAGACACGGGTTATCTTACCTTCCTTATTCCTTTTAATTACGCAACTCGACATAACTTCATGTTTTTGACAAAGATAAACAAAAAGCCCCCACAAATAAGCGGAGGCTGATATTCTTGTGTTCCTTATATAATTTATGGCTTAATCCGTATTCTTACTATTGATGAACTCGCTAACACAATCACCAGCGAAGCCGGCTATATACGCCGCATGTTCATCCTCCCCGACCTTAAATCCAAGCGACATATTACAGAACTGACACACGCTCATGGCTATATGGAACGACTCATGACATATATTTCTCATCATTATATCATCGTCGCTTGAAAAATTCCAAAGTATGGCGAATTTACCATCATCGTCCCTATCCCTTACCAGATTCACGAAAGACGCTTCCTTATCCATATCATCCTTATCACCCCATTCTCCCTTATGATCCGGCTCCATGTTCTCGAAACGGTTACATAACGTCTCGTAATCCAATCCTACCGTGATAATCAACTTCAACGGATATACCACGAAATCAAATTCCTGCTCTCTCATAATTTTTTTAATTTTTCTATAACCTCAAAACACATCTTGCACTCAATCCTACGATACAACTGCCTTACGCCATCTATCGTAGTCCAATAACGACCACCCTCTCGGTGCAGGAACTCACTCATTACCTTAGTGTCAGCCACATCATGTAGATCATATGAGTCAAAACATAACTTACATATATCGTCAAGATCAAAATAAGTAACCTTATTATACGATATACAACTGATTTGTCTCCCATCAGGAATCTGAACATCGAAAACATCTATCTTATCCATATTAAAAAATAGAGGGATGCCGATCCCATCACAGACCGGTATCCCTTATAATAAATTAGCGACGAAAAGCATGGTGATGGACATGCGCCACAAATGTAATTACAAATTTTGTAAAAACAAAACCATGAATCAAAAACCTATCGGCATTGTTATGAAATCAGCTGGATCATCTATAACTTGCATAGTTCCTCTGTACTGGATACGAGTCCCTTTGTATGCCCAAGATCCTCCATCTGAGAAAAAAGCGACTCCGTTGTAAAGGCTCGCTCCATAACCAGACCGAGTAACTCCCTGCCAGCGTCCATTTGAACCGTCAATATATCCAAAGTCACAATAATGAAAGTTACTAGAAAACATATCAATGACTTTAGGAATCATATCGCCATGCTCCCCCCATACTACTTTATATATACCTCCACTTTCTTTATACATTCCTGAATACACTACACGATAATCAACAGTAGGAGGTTTATATGGGTTAAACCCATCATATATATATACATCTTCACCATAAAATCCTATTCCTCCCATAAACTCACTCTTCCCTCCATAAAAATCTTCTATGCCCAAGAAACTGATTTGGGTGGAAGTTTTTCCGTCATTATTCCCTAGCGAGGATGTGGTACCAATAATTCTATCAAACGAGTCTTCTCCAGTCCCAAAACGATCCATCCCTTGAGGGTTTCTATCAGCGTATTTTGCGTAGAATAAATGAGCTATCTTGCAATGTGTCTCATAATCAATAATATCAAATCCTGCACCTAACGCCGTAGCGTAATCATGAAATAAACGTGATTTTAAATTTCCCGTAGAATATTCATCTCCTGTTTTGCGACTCCACAATTTACTATTGACAACAACCGCCTCTGTTACGCCTACCAAACATCTCCTGAATAGCCCCTTATTTCCCCATTTGGTGATATTGTCATCGACATCGTTATGGGTTAATGTAATATAATTGATAATATCATAATTATTATCATGTTTGAATCCAGTATAGCTATACCTATAACTAGGTATATCTGTCATCCACTGACCCATGGTACCGTCAAGCTTGGCTTGGGTCTTACCGTCATGGAACAATTCCGAATTATTTTCATCCAGATAGCATATGGCGACCCCAGCGTCCGTTTTCTTAACCAGGCACCTTCGTCCCTTAATCCATGAGCTATCGCCACAAGAATCTATAACAGAAATCTGTTTTTTGTCATCTATCCTAAATCTAGCCACTCCACGCATACCGGTATCAAAGCATTGGCACGGCGCATCACCTTTCAACACCCCATACACCCGATTGTCGCTAGTCAACCATCGTTTGCCATCGCTTGTCACATAGGCTTGCCTGCATCCCTCCTGATTCACCGTGAGCGTCTTCTTAACACCTTTTGGAGTTGTTATCTCCAGCTCAAGAGTCCGATCAAGACCGTTGTTCATCACCGAGCCAAAGGAAACGGGGGCGCTTCCGGTCCCGGACCCCGGACTGACGGTCAGAGGCTGGTCCGTTACCTCGCCTACCCCGTCCTTCCAATTAACATTCAAATCACTCATAATTATATCCTTTAGTTATCTTCTACTCACAAAGATAATAAAACAAGAGAACCCCAACCGGCTTAAGTCGATCGGGGTCTGAGTAAGCGAAAAGAAACTGATTATCGTCCCATCATTCTCAATACGGTTCTAGCCGCAGCTTGCGCCCATGTCCAGCTGTCATTAGATGTTACGTTAACCGTCTGTTGAGTACCATTTACATCCAAGTTAATAGTCTCCTTGTCAAGCTCGATAGTAGAGTCTCCAGCGGCTTGCGTTACCGTCACGTTGGCTGTCTGGCCACCAGCGGCAGTTACCTTCAATGTAGCTGTCAGTTCCTCGATCGTGACGTTGGCCGGTACGTCCGAGATCGTGATGCTCCAAACGAACTCGCCAGCGGCTCCGGGATCGTCGGCGATAACCGCTCCGTTAGCCGTAGTCTTTCCAGCCGCCGTGTAGTTAGCCGGGAGCTGTAACGTAAGCCCGTTCTCCTCAGCCGGCGTGACCGCGAACGTAAGCTTAGTACTGTTAGACTTACCGGTGATGGTAACATTACCGCCTGTCTTTTGTACGGAAGCGTTAGGGCTGTCTGATCTTACCACCTCAGCAGCCGCTGCCTGATTAACTACCAACGCCTTCTTAGCCCCGCCGTTCGTGGTGACCGTAAGGTTGATAGTGCGTTGAAGACGACCGGTGTGTTTCTCACCGGAGAAATTAACCGCCTGATCTCCTGATCCTGATACCGGGTCGACGGTTACGAAACCGAATTTTTGTGATGCCATACTTAAATATATTTACAAATGTCATTTTATTATGCCAAAAATAACTTGTATCATATCACAAGCCAAATATAGGGGGGGGGTAGATACGACTAGCCCTGTACAACCTCAACATACAACCCTACTAAGTCCTTTAGATTATGACTAAGAGGAGTTCCGCTATCCCTAGTGCACTTATATACATCAGCGTTCTGGATGTAATATTTATCCTTGAATATCTCCATTGGAGGGAAATACGGGATAGGATCCCCTATGGTCCCGGCATGCTCCTTATCAATGACCTTGTATAAGGAAGCCGTATCCAATCCGGGTTCCCATTCCTTTGATAATGTATGTTGTTGAATAACCTCATAAAGGATATCCGTATCGTCCTTCACCACCCTGAGACAGAATCCGGCATCCACCGACAACCCGAACTCCGCCCCTTCTTGTCCCCATATAGGGAATAGAACCTTAACATCCAGTTTCTCATTAGGGGATAAAGATATGGCCTTATTATTAACTACCATCCTAGAGAATTTGGCAGCTACTTTCTGGGGATCAGAAGCGTCCTTCTCCTTCGCCTGTTGCTGGACATAAGTCATGGTAATATTTACCTTATCGGGATATCCGGACTGAGCGTCAATAGCCCTCACCTGCTCTACGGTAGTGGCTAAGCTTACTTCCCTCTGTTTGGCTCCTAACGCCGACATCAGATCATTATCGTACCTATCCATCATCCCGATCAAGATCTTGCCTTCCGTCATATCAAACTTCAGACCCATGATCGTTATCTTACCAGCTATAGCCCCATCAGCCAAAGCGTTACGCCTATCATATTCAGGGATATAGATATTTTGGTCATCCAAGAAAAACTCATGAAGATTATTATTCTCATAAGTCCTGATCTCCTCATACTTAGCCGATTTCTCCTCATTAAGAAGCCTTGAGTCATCCAATTTAGCCTCGATAATCTCCTTAACCGTAGCTTTAGGATTAGCCTCCTTGAACGCCAATTGCTCCTCCCCAAGCTCTATCCATGGGGCGGGATTCCCGTTAATGTAATTATCATAACTATAGCCCTTGGCGTAATTATCATCAAGCGGATCGTCCTGAACTAATTGATTGGGATATATTTCCCTGTTTATATATACGTAGCTCATATCTTATATCATTAATCTTGTTCTTTAACGGCGATACTATACTTACCTGAAGCGTAACACCAGATATTTATCTCGAAAGGCTTGTTAGCCGTAGTGGTTATAGAAGTACCACTCATGCTTACATAAGCCCCGGAGTTGGGTATAGCCTGCGTGAAGGCCGCCGACGGGACGCACCTGATCATCAGCTCCTCCCCTATCTGCATCCCTGACTGCACAGATAGGGTGGTAGCGGCTGATAACGTAGCCGTGATACTTCTCTTGCTAATAGGCAGGTTAGCTAATGTCGTGACCGTATTAACCCCTATAAGCCTGTTCATGGTCTTCTTATCGGCGGCCGCCATCAAACCGTTAGTAGACTCATTGGCCACGGCATATGTTGTGTTAGGAGGTGTAGCCCAAGTGCCATCTCCACGCATGAAACTGGATGTACTACCATTAAGCTGTCTCAACAAGCCGTTAGCTGTAGTAGAGGCCAATCCGTATGTGGTATTTGTCGGAACCACCCATGTGCCATCACCACGAAGGAAAGAGGTTTGCTTGCCGGCAGCCGGCGCTGGTACCAATCCCGCCGATCCTGCGGCTGAGGACGTCGCTCCGCCCATGTTGCTATATGTAGTGTTAGGAGGTGTCTGCCACGTTCCATCACCACGAAGATACTTACCTTGCGCTCCGGCGGCAGGAGCAGGGACCAAACCGGCCTTTCCTGCGGCAGAGGAAGTAGCCGCCCCCATATTGGAATATGTGGTGTTGGTGTCCGTCCACGGAACATTCACATACATCTTACCACTACCGTCAAGAACAACGGGATAGTTCTTCCCAGTTGCAGAGTATCCGATCTTAACAAGACCCAACTTATCGCTCGTGGCTTGAGCATAAGTCGTGTTATTATCAGTCCAAGGAACATTTACATACATCTTCCCATTACCGTCTAACACCACGGCGTAATTCTTGCCACTAGTATCGTAACCGATCTTAACCAATCCTAAAGTATCAGCCGTGGCTTGATTGTACGTGGTATTATTATCTGTCCATGGGACATTGACGTAAGCGTTGCCGGACGAATCCAGTTGCACCTTATAGTTCTTCCCGGAAGTCGTATATCCTACCTTAATACCGCCAAGAACGGTAGCGGAGGACGTGGGAGGGGTGAAGGTACTTGGTTTGCCCGTAACCCCGGACCAAGGCACGGAGGAAGCCTGACTGGCCGTGTAAGGCTCATACCCATCCTCACTGTTCAATTTAGACTCGTCTTTTATCAGATACATCTTACCTGTAGACGTGACCTTTACCGTATCACCGCTTTGAACCGTAGCGGTGGTAAGGGCGAATCTAGCCGTATCATCAGCTACCACGACCAATCTCTCCAAAGCCGCCTTAGGTAACCTATCTATGCTGATGGTTCCGGATGCGATCTTAGAGGCATCAAAATTGGCCAATGTCGTGGAGATAGTTACGTTGCCTCCGAAGTCCGATGAGACACTACCAGTAACAGCCCCGGACAGCGCTATGGTCCTAGCCGCCTGTAATTTCGTGGCGGTAGGGGCATTATCCGTCTTAAGAGCATATTTGGTAAGATCAATATCATTAGCCTTATCCAAAAGCTGCTCTATCTGCTTACCATTGTATTTACCTTGAAAATCTGCCATATTACACTTATTTTTTGCTCAAATATAGTTATATACATAAATACCAAGAAATCGAGGGGGGGTAGATGCGGGCAGGCGTTAGAAGCTGCCGTCCCCGTGCAGGAATCCGCTACGGAATATAATAGCCTTGTCTTTAAGTTTTTGGACAGACTCCCATTCCCATTCACCCTCACAAGGCTTAACGACATACTTATTCCCCCATGTCTTAAACTTCCTCTCTATAACAAACATCTCTGGGTCTTTTAAGACATGGAAGATACTTCCGACAGGGAAATACTTATCAGTTCTCAATATAACTCGATGATGTCTATCGTCATATTCAGGATCGCCTACGATACGTGCCTTATAAAACTGGAAATCATTCAACGTCTGATCCACTGGCTCTATCCAATAATACCCCTTACCCATTGCAGTTTGTATTTAATTATCTATATTTGCGGTGTAGTAACTCATAATGTTTTAAGTGATTTTCAACCAAAGGGGAAGGGTGTCCGTGAGGATGCCTTTTTTCATTCCCGCCCACCCTTCCTATGAACAAAAGATCTACCTCGAACAAATGTAATCATAATAAGGCTACGATCAAAAAGAAACCCTATCGGTATTCTATTGCCGACAGGGTTCTCCAACGTTGTATCAAACTAAATCATATCACTCCATTTGATTGTGTCACCGACGAAGCACCGCACCGCCAGATACCTTACGAACGCCGTCCCTTCCGGGGCGTCAGGGTCTTCCAGATAAGCCAAGACAGCCTTGACTATTTTCTGGTCGCAATCCAATACCTTAGGAAAGTAGTCGCTATAGAACATAGCGAACAGGTATTGGATATCTCCCCAAGTGGCGTTATCAGGTTTCTTGGCCCCGCATTTATCGAACATCTGCTTAGCGTCCTCCATCGTCCATCTTCTCTTGGACCCGTCGGCGTTAAGCATCTTGTCAGCGGCTTCCCTAGCCAGCTCCTTGGAAAAGTGATATCCATGGGTGTCTATATACCGCTTATAATCCGGGTCATCGGCGTCTGCTCCTCAGTAGTAACGACTCCTGCGTCCCCTGCGCATATACGGCTCGGTACCATCGAACTCGTCACGGATGCCACGCTCACCGAACCATCCCCTGCGATACATCTCGTCCTCACGTTCATGGAGTCTCTCGCGTTTCTCAAGCTCACGCTCGTCACGTTCCAGCTCCCTCTCGCGTCTTTCAAGATCACGCTCACGGCGTTCTAGCTCATCCATTCTGCCGTCATGCTCCTTGCCATAGTGGTCGTATATTCCACCACCATAACCCATGTAAGTCCCATCCGAACGTCTGCTACGTCCACGGCCGCCTCTACGATCGTAGATCTCGTCATTGTAGTCCTCTTCGTGACCGCCGCCTAAATCTATAACTCTCATCTTAACCTAATTTTTTAATTAACAACTCTTTTAGCTCATCGAAAGAGGATCCCATCCTATCGACTTTCTCCTCAAGATTCTTGATCTTCCGGTCTTGATCCTTAGTCTGCTTAAAAGCCGGATTGATTTCCTCAAGGATCGAATCACAAGCCTCTAGTGTCCTCCTATGCTTATCGATACTATCGAGAATATC